TTCTTGAAGATATCCTTTCATGAGCTTCCTCATCTCTGGTCCATGTTTTCCGTTATCCATCATTTGGTGATGGTCAATGCACCCCAGTGCTAGGTTCTGCTCAATTCCTAATCCGCCATGACTTCTGGCTACATAGTGCATCACCTGGCACATGCTTCGGCCATATGGAGTAGTTTCATCCATGTGATAGTTCATTCTGCAGAAGATGCATCTCCCATCTCTTTGATAGACTTCTTTCCTTGTCTTTTGAGAAATATCACAGGCTTTAGATCTCTTCGTCTTCATCCTCTTCCTCTCTCTTCTGTTTCTCCATTAGGTCATCCTGTAGAAGGTTTGTTTCCGTTGTCACTTCCCAAGCTAGTTTTTTTAGCCCCTCGCAAGAGTCGATGTTATTGAGGTTATATCCCAGCTCTTTAAGCTCGGTTAAATTATCCTCGATATTCTTCTGTCTATCTTTGATCCTTACTAAGAGCTTCCACAGTGGTTCTTCTAGTGGCTCTGCTGCCGCTTCGCTCTCTTCGCTCGCTGGCTCTTTCGAAGTAATGACCGCGTCTGGGACTACTCGTTCCACTGACTCATCCGTTGCTTCTGTGAATTCTTCCTCTGAGTTAGCATTTTCAACCTTTTCAGGCTCTTCTGAATCGATTTTTACCAGCTTCATATCTTCTAGAAACTGTTCCCAGGTCACCGAGTCTCTCTCGCCTGTTCGAACATTAACTATTCGGATTCCGTCATTCTCTGTAGTTGTTAATAGGTATTTCCCTTTTCCTGCTACACGGCCAATGAATGTCGTTGGAACTCCTAATGCATTCTTGAGGTCTTCCACCGTCTGTACTGCTGCCATGTTCGTTTTATATGTTCCTTTATGGCGGTTGAAGTACGTTTGCATGATCTGAGTTGTATCCGGAAGGTTCTCAGGCTTTTCCATCATGACTTCCAGTGGAGTTATCTTCTCTTCTTCCTTAACCTCTGCCTTTATCTCCTGGATCTGCCTGCGTGTTATTGTTGGCTCGATCTCTTCGACAACCGTGTCTGGGAGCGTGAGCATGTCCTGAAGTTTACCAACACCGAATCCTTCGAACCGTTCCTGCAGGCGGTCTGAATATCCTCCCTCTGAATATCTGTCATTGATAGCGATATATCTCGATACGATATCTGGGCTGAGTCCGTATTCTGCTTTTGCAAATTCTGCCACTGTTTCATAATTTGACTTGGCCAATATGTCCGTATCTCTTGCCACCTTGAGCAAATATCCGATTGTAACAAAGCTCTCTGCGTTTCTCTTAATCTCCGCGTCAAGTCGAGATTTATAATTCTCGTATGTTCCTTCATAAACTTGAATCTCCATTTTTCCTCCTATGATGACTTCTTGAGTTTTTTCTTTGCAGCTTTGCTACGAAATCTCACATTCTTGCTATATTTTTTCAAAGCCTTGCTTACCTGATTGAAATCAGGCTGACGATCGTATGCCGCATAGCTCTGTCTGACATGGCCAGATTCTTCGATCTCGATGGTGTAGTATGCGGCTTTTGGATCCTTCTTTTTTCTCATCAGTATGATGAACGATTCTCGTTTCGCCATTCGGCTCATATATGTCTCAGTAGCTCCTACGCAGTGGTGCTGGGCACGGCCCTCGTTCTTCATCTCAATGACATTCTTTACCGGTCTAAAGGTATATTCTCCGATTTCGTCGTTAAATATTAATTGATTCCGTTTGAAGTCTTTTTTGATTTGGCTGTACTTCTTGTCCTGGATCTTGTCCTTCTTTGCTTCTGCTGCTGCCTTTCGCTTTATCTCCTCTTCTACACACCTGTCATGCCGTTTCTTCAAATCTGGCGTCCGTCGAATAATATCATCCGTTACATCAGCTCCCTGCTCCGCTGCCATTCGGATATAATCCCTGTAGTAGTCTGCAAATTGATTTGGTGTCCAGGATTCCTTCTTACAGATTTTCTGCATGTATCGAATCATTTTCACCGAATCCAACCTCGTTTCATCCATATTCAGATTCTTTGGGTTTACCTTTATTTTTGATACGAACTGCAGCATTTCTTCTGGAATTGGTTTTGCTTCTCGTATAATCCAATCAAGTGCTTTCGGGTCTCCTCCCAGAGTCTTTAATCTGCGTTTTTGCTCTTTGTTTAGGCTTCTGAATTTATCAAGCACTCGATAGCTCGGCTGATAATAGCTTGCATCTTCTATCAATCTCTGGGCTAGAACGTCAAATCCTGCCTTGTAGACATATTCAATCTCTGGACAGTTATGGAAATATCTAACCATGTTATTCCAATCTCCCAGATCTCCTCTCTTCTGTGCCTCAATCAGAGTGCTTTTCAATCCAATCGGTGTGATGTGGCAGGACTCGATTTCACATTTTGGGTAAATCAATTCTTTACGTCGAAATGACATCATTCCGTATGGGTCTCTCTTGTCCCACCACGCTTGACTTGACTCATCTCCCCGTCGATATTGGCCATAAAATATTTTCACCTGATTCGTCTCGAAATCAATTAGTAGCCTAATTCGCTCATGGATCTCTCGCTCTCTCAATCGACCAGGCATGGATTCTGATTCCACTTCCCAGTGTCTTTGCCATACTCTGTTTTCTTCCGCTGGCTGATATGTGATGAACGATTTGTGTGTTTGTCCACCATTCCCCGTCTTTACCAGCCCATATCGGCCACAGCACTTACATTTAATCTTTTCATTTCTCTTAAAATGCTCTGCCAGGAATATTTGGCCGCATTCTGTACAGTAGTATGTGGAAGCTTTCTTCCCTTTGTCGTATTCGAAAATTTCGTTCGGGAATATCTGACGTGCCCAGGATCTTAATCGTAAAGACTTTGTAGCCTCTGGAACAGTGATCATGATGTCGTTGATTCGCTCCTGCTTGTTCTGGAATCTTGTGTTCATCCTTTCCAGATTTATGTTCCATTCCTCATCTTTTAGGTGGTTAACGGATTTAAACACTTTTTTAAAGCTTTCACCTTCCACATATCCAATGTTGAGCATATTCATCATTGCATTCGAAAATGTCGATTCTGACCACGAATCAGCATCATATTGCATATACACGCCTTCTGTCGGCTCTAAAAAATATGTGGCATATTCCCGCTTCTGTACAAAATGTCTCGCGATCAGGATTCCCTGCTCGCCATAAATTGATACTTCCTTTACATCCTCATGCTCTGTTGCTTCGAAGATGTATTTCTTACCTTCAACCAGTTCCGTTTCCAGCAAAGCTGGCTCTGTCCCCAACAAAAATACTTTTCTCATGAATCATCACCCCATGATTTTGTTTAGCGTAGCTTGCAGATCCTGGCCGAGATAATATGCCATGATGATCTGTGACAACTGGCGATCTGTCCCACATGCCACTCCGACATTTCCTATGGCATGCTTCCGCGCATAGTCCTTCATGGCCGTTGCGATGTTCTTGATCCGCATCCCTTTCTTGCAGATTCCTCTCTCCACTGATGCGTCCATCATTGCCAGAGCCTCTGCAGACTCCAGGACGATATTTAGCACTGTTCTTTCTGCTACGTTCTTTTCCTCGCTAATATCAGCCTTTTCAAGCATTAGTCTTCCCACTGCCATTGACAGTGGTGTAACCAGTTCATCGATGATTCCATCCATGTAGTCCTGAATGTCGTCCTCATCTATGCCATTTTCTTTTCCAAGCTGCTTCAACGACGTCACGTCGCCTTCTGCCTTTAGCCCTGCTGCCGTTTTGTTCAATTCCTCTGGTGAGTCAAATTCGCCGAATTTTTCAAAAAGCATTGTCTTTCCTCCTGTTCTCTGAAGAAATTTTGCATCCATGATTTGTACGGATGCTTGTTTGTCAAATTCGCATGGACTGAGATGTCTTCCATAAGGATCCATATCTCTCTCCATGCGCCTTTGTTTTTGATTTCCTCTCCACGGGTTGTCTTCCATCCATGTGATGCCCAGACTTTCAGATTTTTATTGATTGTGCCCACGATATATCCGTTATCCGTGAATACCTCTACATGTGTATTTGGCTTTACCCTGTGAATGGATTCTTTCAGCACTGCTGCCGCTGTTTCATTTGCTGTCATGTGTTGTACCGGTGCAATTCGCTCCTTTGTCTTCGCTTCTCCCTCTTCTGGGATGAATTCGAGCACGTACCCTGCATGACCGTCTTGTTTTCTCCCTCCTTTGATATTGGATTCAATATAGAGATTGACTGTTTTCATCATCCTCACCTCTGATGCGATATTCTGTGTAGTGTAAATAAGATCTGCCAGTGTAAGGGTTTACCCCAAATACAATCGAATTTTTATCAATGTAGAATCCTTTCGTTGGTTTCGGACCTTCATCGATTATTTTTCTCATTGTCCACCGGCTATACTTTTTTCGTGTCGGCTTTGGCCGCACTAAGTTTCGAGAACTCGAAACTTTGATCAATTGCTTCTTGTCCTCTTCATCGAAGAATGAGAGTTGTCTTTTTATTTCCTCATTTGGCTTCTTCGTAATGTACTCAGCCAGATTCTTAAATCCATCCGATTGACGAAGGGATTCGAATGATGCTCTCCCCTCTTCCCAAGCTTTCTGAATGATCCGATCTGGGTCATGGCCTCGTGAGCGATTGACCAATATATGAATGTGTATTCCTCCCTTTGAACCGATCTCGATTCGATAAACAAATTTCAGCTCATCATCGCTTTTGGCATATTGTCTGCGGAGCCGACGGAGAAATTTCTGAAGATCCTTTTTCACTTCCTCTATCTTTTTTCGTGTCCCCTTCGGATAGAGAAGCGTCACCCAGAAGTCTCCTTCTCGAAAATTTGCTTTGATTAATCTCCGCATTCTTTTTTCACGATTCCTCTGGTTTTGTTTTTCAATCTGCTCTCTTGTTATTTTTTTTCTTTGGGATCTTTTCTCTCCTGCTGCCCCATATTTTCCCAGGAACTTGTATTCATATTCATTCGAGTCAGGAAACGTCCATGTATCTTTGATGTATGCCATAGAGTGGTCCTAACTTTAATATACTGATAATGTTTCTATGAGCTCCGCTCTTGGGGCTCTGAAACGTTGACTTTATAGGCTTTTTGGTGCTATAATCTAATTGTCTTTAGAACAGAAATGTTCTTGTATGCAAGAAGTGCTCTACCATGAGGGGCGCTTCTTTTTTTGTACTCGGCCATGTGCTGCTCTATGATGGTCATGGATTAGTTTTATAGCTGGGTTGTTGAGATTGGTTAATCTATTTTGCATAATTTTTTCTCCATGTCAGATCACATACTTTTCATGGGCCTCTGCCAGTTCTTTTTCCGAAATGTCGAGATATATCTGGGTTGTCTCGATGCTTTCATGCCCTAGCAGCTTCGACACCTGGATCAGCGGCATTCCCTGCCGAAGCGCCAGAGTCGCCCCAGTTCTCCGAAACCTGTGAGGATGCGCATGTTCCACTCCTGCGTTCCTTCCGATCCTCCGGATCATGGATTCGACGGTACCTTTGTCGATATGCATATCTTTTGACACAAGCTCTGGATGCTTATACCAATCGCAGGGTCTTCCCTTTACACCAATCCGGATAAGGTTACTGTCTCCTCCTGGAAAGAGATACGGATTCGGATCCTTGCGTTCCTTTAGATAGGTGTCTATGGCGATTGATGCACGCGCGTTCAGGTATACGTCTCGGAATTTATTGCCTTTTCCGCGTACCGAGATTTTGTTTCCATTGATATCTCCGGTCTTGATGTTTACAAGCTCAGACACCCTGCACCATGTGGATACCAGGGTCTCTATGATAGCCGTTTCTCTGCTGCTCTTGCAGGCAGTTCTGATTTTTTCAAGGTCAAGAAGAGTGAAGGCCTTTTTCTTTTTCTTTGTGACCTTGATCTGCTCAACCTTGGCCATCGGATTTTTCAAAACAATCTCTTCTGTCTGCAGCCATGTATAGAATGACGATAGATTCCGCCTTTCATTATTTACGGTTGCTTTGGATACATGGTCTCGCTGTACACGGATGGCCATGTATACCCGGATATCGTCTGGCGTCACATTAGAGTAAATTTTGTTTACTCTTTGGAAAAACTGTCGTATGGTTTGCTGGTAGTAGCGGATCGTTCTCGGGCTGCATCCTCGGGCAATTTTTGCGCATAGGAATTTTTTCAGCATCGATTCGTTTGCATCTCCAGAGTATGGGACTATCTCAGTCGACTCCTCTGCGATGCTATACTTGCTGAGAGTAATGTCGAGCTGCATCTGGATTTTACTCAGATCCTCCTGGCTTACATATGTCACTATGCTATTTATGATTGAATCTTTAAGTTCGTCCTTTGCTTCCATAGTCTTTTACTTTCCTGTTAAACAGCCTCCTGTAGGTCCAGATATCAGACCACCACATTGGCGTGTACCAGAATTCCTGGTTGTCCTTTTCATGCGGCGCGAGTGCACTCCCGCATATCGGATTTGTCAACGTATCAGCCACCACGATATAGCCAGGGCATCCCAGCAACGAGAGCTGAATAAAGCACATCTGCGCGGTCACTCTGTCGATATCCTGCCCGATGAATATGACATGCTGTTGATAATTAATTTTCTGTTTTCGAAAAGCCGATGCTGCTGCAATTAGTGTGCAGCCGGCTCCGCACGACGGATCTTCTACCGATGTCCATCCGTGCTTATTGATCTTGTCCTTGGCTATATCGTCTGGCAGATCAATATTTGCCATCATCTGTCCGATTGTGAATGGTGTGAAGAACTGCCCTTTCCAGTGAGAGCCGAGGCCTAGATTCATGTATATCTTTCCGAGAAAATCCTGATCCGGATCATGGTCAAGCCCAGCGATTATTACGGCAAATATCTCCGCAGTGATCTTTTGGCCGCCAAGTCTTTTGATACAGTCCGTGTATTCTTTTTCTCGATCAGCTTTTCTCTTTTCATTCGGATCGATTGCATTGGCGATCGCGCATGCCATTGCTGCCATAAGATCCGACCATACTTGCCAATCGCTTCGAGACACCGCAAGCGATTGAAACAGATCAATGAATTCTTTTTCTGTCCCCTGGTACGTATGATTTTTTTCTTTCATGTTGCGACACCTTCTATCATTATCTGATGGACCTGATTGAGATCGGTCTGATCTCTCACTTCCCGTGAATTCTTTCCAGCTCCTCCGATCTATCTAGTATCCCTTGTGCATATTCCGTCAGCTCTGTACGCTCCTCAGGATGTTTTGTACCGTTGTAGGCCATTAGCGCTACACCGACGTCTTCATATTTCTCGCAAAGGTCCACTAAAAGCGATGCTCCTGTTTCTATATTCGCTTGTTCATCCCATAGGTTTTGATATCCTAGTTTCTGCATCCGCTTTGTGTGGTATTTCTTATTTACCTGCATTAAACCAATACATGACCCATTCGACACATTAGGCTGGCCGCTTGATTCTCGCTCGATCATTGCTTCCAGAAGTTCTGGGCATATTGAATATTTTTCTCCGACTTTCTCGCAGGTGAGCTGTTGTGATACTGGAATGTATGTGTCATTCGGTTTTGGTGACGACGAAGTTCCAGTTCCTAGACATGCGGCGAGCCCTAGCGCGGCGCTCAGCACGGTTACGGCTCTCGTGAATATACGCATTGATTAATCCTCCTAATACAATTAACATTCCCACTATACATACGCTTGTGGTCGATTCGATCATTAAGGCTCCAAGTATAAATATGGCTAAGCCAACTACTACCATTTCTTCCTCCCTTCGTTTAACTCTGCTCCTTCGATCAGATACATCACTGAACATCCCAGGACTTCGCTCATCCGCTTGGCTGTTTCAACGGTCATCTTTTCCGGCTGCTTCTTATACTTAAAGAAGCTTGATCTTGATATTCCGCATCTCTTCGCTACATCCTCTGGAGTCATGTGATTGTATTGCATCCGATCGGTAATGATTGATGATGCTGAGATTTTCATGTGCATTGTACCCTTTCTGGCTACTTATCCTGCAAAAAAAATTTTCTCTTTTTCTTCAAGATCAGTAATTGATAGTGTAATGCAAAGGGTTTGGATCTCAGAAGATGTAAATTCTGTCTTCCCATTTACTTTGTTTAAGAATCCAGGATATGAAAGTCCTAAGCATTCAGCAACAAATGATCGTTTCATTCCCTTGTCCTTAATTTTTTGAAATAGAAGCTCCTTGTTTGTCATTTGTCCTCCTTTCATTTAAGAGCCATCTTGGCTACAATGAGAATATAACACCTTGTAGCCATTCTGTAAACATTTTTTTATAAATTTATTTACTTTTTTTGTATTGAGCCGATATAATGGTTGAAGAAGGAGGTGCATCACATGACAGATATCGGTTTTCGTATTAAAGAGCGACGTGAAGCTTTGCAAATGACTCAAGAAGAACTCGCTGCTAAAGTTGGCTACAAAAGTAGATCCGCCGTCAATAAAGTAGAGCTCGGTAAGAGAGATGTTAGCCAGTCTATGATCGTCAAGTACGCCAAGGCGCTTGGCACTACGCCTTCAGAATTAATGGGTTGGGTTACCCTGTCTAATGACTCAACTCATAACGAAAACACTCAAGCTCTACTTGACATTTGCAAGAGGCTAACCCCGAGGTCTTTGAAACACTTAATCAAGTACGCAAATTTGCTATTAGAGGAGCAGTGTGGAAATACAGATGTATGAAAGGAGGGCATAACTATGACAGATGAAAAGCAAAAAAAGATTTTTTCGCAAAACTTTCAAAGAATCCTTTCCGAGTTGGGAAAGCAGCAAAGTGATGTTGCAAAACTTATGCACCAGTCCAACCAAGTCATCAATTCGTGGTATAGGGGCGTCTCTCTACCAAGCATCGTTAAGATTCAGCGGTTGGCCGAGATTCTAAATGTTCGAGTTGCCGATTTAATTGATGAGCCTAAACATGACAGCACTTCTGAAGAGGCTAGTAGACAATTAAATAGTTCGGTTAAGGAAGTGATGTGATGAAAGCAACCAAACTGCCATCTGGTTCCTGGAGGATTAATTTATACATAGGGACTGATTCTTCCGGGAAGCAGATTCGTAAGTCCATTACCTCAAAGACTCGAAAAGAATGTGAACAGAAGGCCGCCGAATATTTACGTGAGAATCATCTTGATGATACTCCCATGACGGTTGGCGAAGCCATTTCTATATACATTAGAAAGGTTGAGCCTGTCCGATCTGAGTCCACTATCCGTGGATATGACCAGATGTACCGGTGCAATTTTGACGAAATTAAGCAGGTTATGGCTGATCGGATTACAAATGACGATATTCAGCATTGGATAAATACTCTATCGGAAAGGCTTTCTGCTAAAACAGTCAGGAATTCTTATGGACTTTTGCGTCCGGCATTGAAGGCTGTACGTCCTGGCATGGTTTTTACAGCAAGCCTTCCAGAGCCTAATGCCACTCAATTTGACGTTCCATCTGATGAGGATCTTCGTAAGATGCTGGATGCAGCTAATCACAACTTAAAGGTTTGTATCATGCTTGGTGCTTTTGTGTCTTTACGTCGTGGTGAGATCTCTTTTCTACGCTTTCGAGACATTCGTGATGGTATGGTTTATGTGCACGGGGATACTGTGCGGGATAAAAGTGGTCTCTGGGTTGAAAAGGAACGTCCTAAGACGAAGAAATCCACGCGCAGGGTTCCGCTTCCATCATTCGTCCTTGAAGAGATTGGAGATGGGGATCCCGACGCTCACATTCAGTCTCTTGTCCCTGATGGAATCACTCGTTCCTTCACTAAGCTACGGGATAAGCTTGGAATGCCGTATCATTTCCATCAATTAAGACATTATTTTCCTACAAAATTATTCGACCAGGGGGTAAGTCGTGAGTACATTCAGGCTGTTGGTGGATGGGAGACTGCAGGCTCGCTAGATAAAGTGTACCTGCATTTGATGCAGAGCAGAAAAGACGAGAATGCCCAAAAGGCTATCTCTTATTTTGAAAACACTTTTATGAACGAAACGTGAACGTAGTTCTTATTTTTTTACATATTTTAGTCTATTATTTTGTACTTTTGTATTTATCCGAATACCGCTTAAACCTAGAAAAATAAAGGAGCCTAGCAATTAGGCTCCTTTATCTATGTAAGCGCGAGACGGGACTCGAACCCGAATGCAAGCACCGAGAAATCAATGTTTCTCGGCAACTTGTGAACCATTTGTGAACGTTCTCTCCAATTTGAACTCCACCAATTCAATGATGTACTTTGGGCACGTTCGCGTGCCACCCACCCAGTTCTGTATCGTCCTGTATGGAATATGAAGTAGTTCTGACGCTTCCTTCATATTTAGTCCGTATTTTGTCAGCAGCTCTTTCATACTTTTCCCTCCCGCTTATAGGTTTTAGCAAAATCGCCGTCGTAATGGTCTTCACTGTCAGGATCCGGATTTACTGACTCCAGAACGTAAAAGGCAACTGTACTGTCCTTGTCCGCCTTTGCCATTCTTTCCCATTCGTCATCTGCAAACGCAATCGCCTCTTCCTTTGTGCTGAATTCCTCAACAAATTCGTCATACTTTCTTTGATCAATGACTAAGTATTTCATATTGTTACCTCCTATTTTTTAATCTTCAATCACGTCATAGATTTCGTCTGCATTTTCACCGTCATAATCGAACTTTCCAGACTCTCCTCGCTTGCAAAAGTAAGCGTCTACTGTTGAATGAGCTGGGCGATAGTAGTATGACCAGTCACTGTTCTTGTTTAATTCTTCCAGAATCTCGTTGATATTTTGCACAAAAAAACACCCGCCAGCAACACCGAAGTGAAGCCAGCGGGCGGTAATGTCTAGGCTGTGGGAGTAGCCTAGTATTTACTATATAAATATCTCGAGTGTTCCGTCAAGCACATTCACCCACTCAATGGGTTCTTGGTAAATGCTCTCAGGAACATCCTCAGACATCGGGAAGAGGTGGTCATTTCCGTCATATATGATATTGACAGGGCATGAATCCGCCACAAGGTTAATTAGGGCAATAACTTTCGTTCCGTTTGCCTCCTTTCGTACAGATACAAGGGACCACCTCCTCTCTCAGATGTGCGATAAGAACCAATTGGCATCCAGCCGAATGGATCCTGTTGCATTCGTCAATCCTCTTCCATAAACACCAGGGCACTCTACACCCTTCGGATCTAATCCGTTGAGGTAGCATAGGATTTCTGCTGCAGTGACCATGTATTGCCGCTCTCCTTTTCTGACGTAGTGACTTCCCAATGCTCTCTTGGAGCCGCTTTCAAAGACGCCATCCTCTGCAATGTTGGCATGGTAGTCAAGATTGATAGCGTGCTGGACCACACGAGCCATCTGTTTGTGTGTGTTTGGACCGACGATTCCATCAACTGCGATGCTTTTTCCAGTGAAGTTGATGGAGTGCTGCTGGCCTAACTTTACGAGTGCATTGCCAGTGACTGATTGGCCAGAGGTCTTATGAGTTGCAATCTTAGGAGCTGCAACTCTAGGATATCCAGTAGTGACGATGGCGGTGTGTCCCTTCTTTCGAGTGACAAGGATATCTCCCTCGTATAGCTTAGACAGGAGAGTGACATTCCCAACCTTCGTGAATAGTCCGCTCTTTTCCAATGCCGCTGGCTCGGATGCTGTGGTAAAGTCTCCAACGTCTTTTCCTGTGGCCTTTATAATGCAAGCACGAACTGTAGATGAACAATCACATCCTCCTGGAGTGGTTGTATCAATGCCATTCTTTACAATGTCATATCTCCTATATTGGTTATATCCATTGTTTGGATTAGCACAAGCACTCAGCATGGCATTCTTCAGTGCGACTGCAATTTCTGGAGAGACTGCACGGTATGCCATCCACCCCTTAGAGTGGTTGTAGAGTTTCTGTGTGGCAACCTCTTGTCCTGTTTGATCTCCAGCCTTGCCTCCGTGGTATTTGCCTCTTTCATCATGTCTTGCTGATCCGATGTAGTAAGTCATAGTTACTCCTCCGATCTATCGTTGCTTTTTGCCATTCTCTGGGCTAAATTGTCGATATCCTGAATATCTCCATTGTTTACAGTATCGGCTGTGTTGTTTATTGCTTTTTTCACTCCCTTTGGAACTGGTACACCCATTTTATCAAGGTTTTCAAAGATGCTCATGAGCTCCATGATGATGATGTATATTGCGATACCTTGGATAAAGTAGCTCGGGAGGGAGAGCGCAGCTGTGAACACCTCTCCAAGAACAAGGATAGATATCTCTCCTACTTTTTTTGACAACCCGGTCCTCATTTTTGAGGATTGAAATTCTTTCTTTGCCCAGGAATTGATGATCCCTGTTATAAAATCTACGCAAATCGTGATGAAAGGGCACACCAAGATCCAATATTCGTGAGAAAAATGCATGTTGTTAATTAGTTCGTTCATAAATCCCTCGTTTCTGCTAGCTGATGATAAATAGTAATTCTTTCTTTTATTTCTTCAACCGTTTTATTAAAGAGCTCAATAAGCTCTTCATCTGACAGTTTTTCAATCTCCATCTACTTTGAGCTTCTCTCCTGTGATTTCTTCATATTCTTCTTCTGTAATCCATCGGCCGACGGCATTCTTTACCATCTCCTTGGACCAAAAGTTCCATTCATACCAATATTTGACCCGGTCGAATTTTTTACTGTGCTTTTTCTCTTCCATTTTCTTCCTCCTCTTCCGTCAGCTTGATTCCTGACATCATAGATAGATACTCAATTTCCGACGCCTGCTCTCCTGACTTCGCCTTGAGATCCTCAAGCTCCTTTGTCTCCCTGATCGGCATCTGTGCTCTTTCGATCTGCATCTTTGGCCTCCTTCCATAGGCTGTCGTAGTACTCATCCATCCTCTTTATCAGCTTGTATGTATTGGGTTTGCTGTAATACTTTCCACGGCTCTTCTTCCTCTCTCCAGCGGCATATGACCGCCACGAGGCATAGCATTGGTCACATTTCTTCCTCGTCGTCTCTCCGCGTTTTGCCTTCTTCACCATCCGGCGAAGCTTCTGACGCTCATGCTTGACGTTTTTCGGATCTATCGTCATGATGATCTTTCTTGATTCCAGCGGCCGGAAGTACCATCCAAGGAATGAGAATCCCTCCCGCAGCGGTATTACATGCGTTTTCTTAGGATTTGTTGTAAATCCTAAGGAAGCAAGTTCCCTTTTGATTCGGTCAAGATTTCTTTCTGCCCGCTCTTTGTCTGTATCGACGTCGATCCCATCGTCCATATATCTCTGAAAGCTCTCCATGTGGAGCTCCTCTTTACAAATATGATCGATCCTGTCCAGCATCGTGATTCCAGCGATTTGTACCATCTGTGATCCAGGATTATATCCTGTCTCTCCAGTGTACTGGTTGTCCAGCACATCCATAACCATCTCCCGGATTTCCGGTGATACATATCGAGCAAACATTTCCTCTGTCTTTTTGTGACTCATTGATGGATAGTAACCGTGGATATCATATTGAAGTACCCATCCGTCCAATCCGTGTTTCATGACGAAGTTATGGAGATGGTGTTTCAGCCGGTCTCTTGCAAAGTCTGGTCCCTTCCCTGACTGACATGCGGCATTATCGTAAATAAATGAGCGTGTCGTCTTTGGATATAGATCGTTATCATTGATTGATCGTTGATATACACGGTCTCGGAAGGGTATCGAGAGCCCTTCCCTTTTCTTTGGATATAGGATTTCTATTTTTCTCGGCTTGCCATTCTTCCATGCTCCCTCTTTCAGCTTCTTTTCCATCTTGAGGGTGCGTTCAAACTGATTTAGGATAAATGACTTTGTCACCGGTTTCCATGTTACTGACCGGCGGCATTTTGTCCCAGAGTCCCATAGCTGCTCAAAGTCTATGATCTCTTCTTTTGTCATATTAAAAAGTCCTCACGTTATAGCGGATCAAGGCGTGTTCTTGTGATTACGTCCTCCGCATCGTTCTGGTGTTGTTTTGCCATTTACGGCCGGGATCTCGGCTCCTTGCGTTGTGTTTCCAGATTGCTTGGCACTATGTGCCAGCATGAGCATCCTTTACATAGCAATCGGCTCGAAGACATTCGCGTTGGTCGCGTTGTTGTTGTTGACGTTGCCCGATGAGTTGACATTCCAGGTGTTACACGCGTTGCCGCGATTCGCCGACCTGAGGCGGACGTTCTGAGTTATAGCCTGCATCCCGAGACATCTAAAAGCGGTCTCCGTAGCGCTCGATGTCTTTCTCTTTCCATTTCTGGATATAATTTCGCGTTTTGATTGTCATATCTCCCCAGTATTTGACTTTTTTCTGTCTGAGGTGGAATAGCGTCTTCGCGATCTGGATCAGCGCTATAAGACGATTGCACTCGTTGGCTGCCAGCTCCTGGAGGCGGTGTCTTTCATGCCAATTCTCAGCATTGTCTCCGACAAGGATGTTATTTGCTCCCCAAGCGTTTGTATAAATGTCTACCGCAATGGCGATGATCCGATTTGTCAAGGCTGACTGATATTCCGGCTTGAAAATATTTTTGTTGTTGCAGATTTTTATGGTATGGATTGCAAGCTCTCTTGCGTACTCGCACGCATCTAATGCTCTGTTTCCCGCAGTGTCCGGCACATGCCTCTGCCCTGCATTAACTGCCATTTTCTCTCCTTCTCCTGGGTTACGCGTGCATCCGTGGGTGCACGCGATGACTGATTATCGATGTACAAACGCAAGCGGCTCGAAGACAAGCGCGCTGGGCGCGACGTAGTTGAAGTTGACGAGGCCCGATGAGTTGACATACCAGGTGCCACACGCGTAGCCGCGACTCGCCGACCTGAGGCGGACGAACTGAGGAGCGGTGTGATTCGTTACAGAATACTGCTTCAGAATCTCGTAGGTGTTCCATTGCTGCCATTTTGTCTCTGTGCCGTTTAATTCCTTCCAGTATTCATGA